TGGTAAGTCAGAATTATCAACAAGAAGTTTTCCTGCTTATGTGCTTGGTCGTAATCCTAAGTGCAAAATGGCTTTAGCTTCTTATAATGCTACCTTAGCTGAACAATTCTCTGCTGAGATACAAAGAAGAATGATAAGTGAAGAGTTTAAGTCTCTTTATGAGACAAGATTAGGAGAAAAGAAGGGAGAAGCCATTAGAACTGCTGAATTTTTTCAAACTGTTAATCATGGTGGTTATTTACGTTCTGTTGGTCGTGGTGGTTCATTAACAGGAACTGCTGTTGACTTAGGAATCATAGATGACCCTTTAAAAGACAGAATGGAAGCACAGAGTTCTATTATTAAAGAGCAATTGTGGAATTGGTATACCGATGTTTGGGAAACAAGATTACATAATGATTCAAGACAAGTTCTTATTCAAACAAGGTGGTATGATGATGATTTAGCAGGTAGACTACTTGAAAGAGATGATGATTGGACTATTATTGAATTTCCTGCTATTAGAACAAATGCAGAGAATAGTTATGACCCAAGAGAGAAAGGAGAAGCTTTATGGGAAGAAAAGCATAGTATTGTCAAATTAGAAAAGATTAAGAAAGATTCTCCATTTACTTTTGAATCACTTTATCAGCAATCTCCTAAACCAAGTTATGAGACCTTGATTTATCCTGATTGGCAAGTATGTGAGTTTTTTCCAAAAGATGCTGAAGTTATCTTTAGTGGACTTGACTTTGGTTTTTCTAATGACCCTACTGCATTATGCAGAATTGCAAAAATCGGAAATAAGTTATACCTTGACGAAGTAATTTATGAGAAGGGATTAACAAACTCCGATTTGATTAGAAGAATAGAAAGCTATCCTGATAAATTAGGCGAAATTTATGCAGATAGTGCAGACCCAAAATCAATTGAGGAGTTAAGAAGAGCAGGTATTAAAGTCATTAAGGCTGTTAAAGGAAACGATTCAGTTAATGCTGGTATCAGTAAATTAAAGGAGTATGAAGTGTATTTCACCAGGAGGTCGAAAAACATTCGTAAAGAAATGGAGAACTATCAGTGGCTGATGGTAGGAGGTAAGGCTATTAATAAGCCTGTTGATGACCATAACCACTGTTTTGTGGGAGATACCATGATAACAACTAATAAAGGACAAGTTCCAATTAGGGATATTCAGGTAGGAGACAAAGTTCTTACATCCAAAGGATACAAACGAGTTGTCCTTAAGCATAATAACGGATTGAAACAAGTGTCATCTTATTCGATGCAATTCGATACTTTTTCTATATCTTTGTGTAGTACTGATAATCATTTAGTTAAAACACAAAAATCATGGAAGAAAATTTCGAAATTAAAGAAGGGACAGACTGTATTCCTTGCCAAGAGTTTAATGGAAGAAAATATTATTTATACGCAAATGAAAGATATTTCTCCAAAGGAACAAAAAGATTACATAGAGTTGTTTGGGAACACCACAATGGTAGAGTTCCAAAAGGGTATCATGTCCACCATGTGGATGGGAATACTGCTAACAACAATATATCTAATCTCAATTTGGTTCAAGGCTCTTTGCATCTTAGGTTTGAGGGGAAAAGAAGATTTAAACAAAACCCTGAATTTGCAAAATTATTCCACGAAAGAGGAATTGAATCAGCAAAAGAATGGCATAAATCTGAAGAAGGCAGAGAATGGCATAGAGAGCATGGAAGAAAAAGTTGGATTGGTAAAACTTTTGTTACAAAAACTTGTCAAGTGTGTGGTAAACAATATGAGACAAGACATAAAGGTGAATCCAAATATTGCCATCAAAACTGCAAAGCTAAAGCACTTCGAGCAAGGAGAAAGTTGGAAAGAGGAAGTCTTTGATTTAACAGTAGAAGGAGAGCATGAATATTTTGCCAATGGAGTTTTAGTTCATAATTGTATGGATGCAGTTCGATATGGGGTATATACCAAGTATTCAAAGAAAAAGTTTAAAATGTGGTAAATTATGAGATTATTAGATTTGTTTAAAACTGAACAAAAAGCTTTAATTATCAATAAGATGAAAAGTTGGATGTTCTTGGGTGGAGAAACTTATTCTCTCTACAACACAGACTTTCGTGATGCAATTAACAATGGTTACGAAAAGAATGTGGATGTATATGCTATTGTTAGTGATATTGCTTCAAGAGCAGTAGAAGTACCATTAGAGTTGTATCAATCAAATGGTAAGCAAAGTATTAAATCAATCAACAGATACAAGTCATTAATGAATAGACCTACTGATAGGTCAATCATGTTGGCTAAAGAACTTAGAAGAAAAGAGATGCGTGAGATTGAAGGTAATGGTATTTTAGATTTACTTAAAAGACCAAACTCTTATCAATCATCAAAAGACTTTTTTGAAGCATTATTTTCTTATTACTTGCTTTTAGGTGATGTGGGTATTTACGCAGAGGAAGACCCTATTAAACCAGGGAAGATAGCAAGGATTCATGTTATTGCACCCTATGATTATCAAATTATAGTTGACGGGTATAGAAACATTAAGGAATATAAAATTATGTCTTTAAATGCTTCTATTGACCCTAAATTCTTTTTATCATTCCGTTCATTTAATCCTCAGTATGGAAACTTAACTTCTATTAACAGAGGTTTTTCTCCATTAACATCAGGTAGTAGAGTTTTACAAAAAGCTAATGCTTCAGAAGAAGTAGCCATTGAAAACTTTGAAACTCGTGGGGCGGTAGGTGTGTTGTATAAGGATGATAATAATACAGAAGACTTAGATGCAACAGAACAACAAGATTATGAAGATAAAGTATCTAACAAAATCTATAATAGTTATAACAAGGGTAGAATAGCATTTTCTAATGCTAAAATGGGTTATTTGAAATTATCTACTAATAACTTAGAATTAGATTTAAGAGCATTGTCCAAATTATCTACTGAGCAATTATGTAGATTATGGCATTATCCTTATGTGCTTTTAAATGCTGATAACTTAACTGAAAGTAACTTAGCACAATTCATTCGTAGAATGATTATTAACTGCGTAGTTCCACTTCAGTCAAAAGTTTGTGAGAAATTATTGGAATGGTTAGCACCAACTTATGGTATGAATCCTAACCAATATGTTTTACGTTTTGATGTGGATGCTTACCCTGAAATGAAGCAAAACTTCTTAGATGCAGCAACTATACTTGAAAAGTTAGATGGTGTGTTAACTCAGGATGAGAAGAGGGTATTTATGGACTTTGAGCCAACAAATGACCCGATTATGAATCAAGTATATATACGTTCAAATCAAGTTCCTTTAGGTAGTTTGAATATTGACCCAAATGCCATTGGGAACTTTATGCCTGAAACAGAAAATGAATAGCGAACAAATTTATATTGCTTTTGTATCTTTTGTTATTTCTTCATCTTTTTGGATGGGTTTTTTTAGTGTGTTTATTGACAAGGCTAAAGAATCTGAAAAACAGAAGGTACAAAAGATATTCAAAATCAGAAAATGAACGAAGCACTATATGCCAGAAAATGGAAGCGAAGGCAAGAAATAAATGAAAGAGCCTTATATGCTTTCATTCATACGAAAATTAACATTGAGACTAAAAAATACTTAGCTTCTTTAGAAGGAAGAAATCCTAATACATTTTGGATAACTTCTCATTTCTCTCAGAATTGGATGAAGGAGATACTAAAAGAAGCTTGGATGAAGTTTGGTACTAAACAAGGTAAGTTCGTTCAGGAGAATCAAAGTAAAGCACTATCAGACACAGAATTTGATAATGCTTGGATGATATTCCTAACAATGTTCTTTATGGATGTAAAAAATTGGTTGATTTTGTCATCGATTGTATCAACATTTAAAAGAGACATTGAACGATTTACAAAAGATAAGATTGAACAAGGTTTGCCAACTAATGCGATTATAACATTACTTGGTTTATACTTAATGCAAAATAATATTATTAGAGCAACGACAATAGCAAGAACTGAAGTAACAAGAATAATGAATAATGCTACTTTGGTTTATGCACAATCTTCAGGAGTTGAATTAATGAAGAAATGGGTAGTTATATTGGATGGGAAAGAAAGAGCAAGTCATAATGCAATGGCTTCTCATCCTCCAATTCCCATTTCAGGAAAGTTTAATGTTGGTGGTTATATGATGTCTTCTCCAGGTGATTCAACAGCACCTGCACAAGAAGTTGTCAATTGTCGATGTGGTTTAATGATATATTAAAATTTGGTAATTAATTTTTTTTTCTATATTTGCAACAGAAGAATTGAATATGAGAGAGTATAAGATAAAATCAGATGGCATGATTAAAGATGTGGACACTAAGTCTCGCATCATTACTGGTTATGCTTCTAAGTTTGGTAATATCGACTATCATGGCGATATGATGATGCCAGGGGCATTTACCAAAACTCTTAAAGAAAGAGGAACAGAAGGAAAGAATCAAATTTGGTTCTTACACAATCATAATTCTGCTAATCCACTTGGGAAGCCTAATGTGCTTAAAGAGGATGGATTTGGTTTATATTTTGAAGCACCAATTGTAGATACTACTATTGGAAATGATGTTTTAAAGTTATATGATGCAGGATTAATCAATGAGCATTCTATTGGATTCTCTACAATTAAAGAGCAGAAGATAGAAGCAAAGGCTCAAGACCCAATGCACTATCAGATTCAAGAGGTTAAACTTTATGAGTTCTCTTCAGTATTGTGGGGAGCAAATGAAGATACACCATTCTTGGGTATGAAATCATTGGATGCTAAATCGTTGGAAGATAGATTCAATTTACTTTATAAGCAGTTGAAATCAGGCAGTTTGTCAGATGAAACTTATGAATTATTGGAAATTGAGTTTAACTTTATAAAATCAGAAATGTTTAAGTTAATTAATGATAAGAAGTCGGAAGATTCCACTCCTGAACAAGTTAATCCAACAGAAGATGTTTCGTTAAACAATCAGGTAGAATTTTTAAAACAATTACAAAACTCGTTTAAATAATGGAGGACATTAAAAAATTAGTTGAGGAAGTAAAAGGCGACCTTAACGACATGATTCAAAAATCAGTTGCTCGTGAAGCTGAAGGCTTAGGCATCAATGACTTGGTAGAGCAAGTGAAGAACGCAGGAGAGAAATATGCTTCTTTAGAAGAGAAGTTAGGCACAGTAGAGAAAGGTCTTTCTGATGCTATCTTAAATGCAAAAAATAGAAATATCGAATCAGTAGAAGAAAGCGAATTATCTCGTGTATTTGCTGATAACGCAGGTCAATTTAAATCTTTAGAAAGAGTTTCTAAGGGAGGTTTCTCTTTGAACACTAAAGCAGTAGGTACAATGACTTTACCTGCTAACATTGGTTCTGACTGGGCATCTAAAATTGCAGGTTTATCTAATGTTATCCTAACTGACCCTTTCCGTAACGTACACTTAAGAGATTTGATGCGTTCTTCTGTAATTGAGCAGAATGGTGTATTTAAATTCGCTAAGAAAACTGGTGGAGAAGGTGGTGTTGGTATCCAAACTGAAGGTTCATCTAAATCACAAGTTGATTACGATTTCACTATCAGCGAGGTAACTCCAAAAACTATTGCAGTATATGCTAAGATTTCTAAGCAGATGTTATCTCGTTTGACTTGGTTACAAAACTTTGTATCAACTCAAATGGTTCAAGACTTATTGAACTTTGAAGATGAATCTTTATTAGATTTTGCAGGAACTTCTGATTTCTCAGGTTTGTGGGAGAACGCAACTTCTTACACTCCTTCAGGTTCAGTTGTAGCAGGTTCTAATCGTTGGGATAAAATTGCTAACGCAGTTGCTCAATTGAGAAATGCTCGTTTCGTTCCAACTGCTATCTTGGTTAACCCAATTGATTACATGGAATTGTTAATTAACAAGACTACTACTAATGAGTATAGCAATCCTGCTTTAATCACTAATGGTATGTTGTCAATTGCAGGTGTTCCTTGCATTCAGACTGATATTATCCCTGCTAACTCATTCTTAGTTGCTGATATGGCTAAGGCTTCTGAGTTATTATTTGAGGATAACATCATGACTGAATTTGCTTACGAAGATGGAGATAACTTCACTAAGAACTTAGTAACAGTTCGTGTTGAAGAATCAGTTGCTTTACCAATCTATTTTGGTTCTGCAATGAGAAAAGGTACATTTGTAGTAGCTTAATAAGTTTATTTCATAATACAATTAGTCCTCTTCCCATAAGAACAGAGGACTTTTTGCTAAAAACAAAATAAAATGGCAAAAGTTAAAGCAATAATGATTTTTCACGATTTAGTGGAAGAGAAATTGAGGAGCCAAGGAGAGGAGTTCGAGTGTACACAAGCAAGAGCAGATGTATTAAACGAAAAAGGTTTAGTAGTAGTTCTTGAAGCTGATAAGGTTGTTGAAAAAATTGAGCCTACTAAAAATAAGGCTGTTAAACCATCTCATATAAAATAATGACTTATATACCTGAAAGTGTGAAGACTTATGGAATGGATTTAGCTATCACATCTGATAGTTTACCTATTCCTATTACTTTAAGTGAAGTTAAGGATGCGTTAAAGATAGATTTTAATGATAGCGATACTTATTTGACTTCTTTACTTGATGGTGCATTTAGAGAGGTTGAATTATATACTCAGAAGTCTTTAAAAGTTAAAACAGTTGTACAGAGTTACAAAACTATTAATGGTTTAGTATTTTTAGCTTATACACCTGTTAATTCAATATCAAGTGTTAAGAACTTTGCAGGAGATAATGTTGAATATTCTACTTCTAAGAATTATTCTAAATTAGAAGCTTATTCTGATAGTGGGATAGCAATTACTTATGTAACAGGATTTACTACACTTCCTGCTGACATTAAGAATGCAATTATTGATATTGTAGCAGTTGATTTTGATAGTGCAGTAGCTGATAAAGCTAAAGCAATAGCTGAGATTAAAGGTAGATTAAAGCATTATAGACCTGCTTATGTATAACAAGCTTAGAAGATTAAAGGGTACGTTTAAACGTAAATTATCAGGGGTTTCTGATGGTGCAGGTGGTTTAGGAGGAATAACTTATTCTTCTTATACTACAAGCATTTACTTTAAAGAAGCAAGTCCTTTTTATGGAAACTTTGGTGGTATTAGAAAGATGGAAGGTGGACAATATGTTACTAACCAATCTTTTGATTGCTCAATCAGATACAGAAGTGCATTCTTTCCACAAGTAACTGATATTTTGGTTGTTGATAATGTTGAATATGCTATATCTGACATTATTGATAAGAACTTTATGAATCAAGAAGTAACTTTTAAAGTAACAAGGACAGTTGATTAAGCCAAGTGTTAAACTTAAAGGAGCAAAAGTATTTACTAATCGTTTAAATAGATATGTAGAAAGCCTACAAAGTCAATTAAATGATATGGTTGATTATGAAGCTAAAGTTACATTTGATAAATCTCAAAGAGATGTACCTGTTGATACAGGAGCATTATCTAAATCAGGTAGACTATATAGAAAACAAAAAAATAAGATATTAGTTACATCAGTTGAATATGGAAATAATTCTGATGTTAATTATGGTGCTTATAAAGAATTTGGTACAGGAAAAGGAATGAATTTCCAAGGAGAATATGGTCAATTTGAATTAGTAGAATATGCAAGGACATTTAAAGTAAAGAGAAGTAAAAAACAAGTTAATACAAGGCAAGTTAAATTTATTTTTAAAAATGCTTTTATGTCTAAACGTAATCTTGAAAGAAAAGTTAATACATTAGCTAAAAATTTATAAAATGATTAATAAGGAGAGTGCATACGATTTACGAAAAGCATATTATCAATTGCTAACATCTACACCATTGGTTTATAACACCAAAACTTTAGGTGTGTACGATGAGGTAGTACCATCTAATGCTTCTTATCCTTGTATTGTTTTAAGGTCTCAGGATTCAAGAGTATTACGTTCTAAAGATACTTGGCAACAAGATACATCTATTGAAATTAGTGTTATTCAGAAATATACTTCCGACCAA